GAATAGATGTTTTTTCTATATCTGTTCCGCACGAAAACCTTTGATATATCAGGCTTTTTCAGTTGTTTTCAGGGAACGGAACAGATGGAACAGATGTAAATATACTTTCTTCTTATTAAGAAAAAAATATATAAGAAATGTGTATATAAGGAACTGCCCGTTTTATCTGTTCCATGCGTTCCAAAGTCCTGAAACCACTTGATTTTTCAGCATTTATTAACGGTACAGATGCAATGAAAACGGAACAGACCACCGCAGAAAGGATGTGTTACATAGTGAATGACAAAGACCTTTCCCAACAGGCTAAAGAATACTTTGCCCAAATCAGGAAAACGGATTGTTTGATCCATCGGCTTGATAGCACCATTGCAACCTTGCGTTCCAGCTTGACTTCTACCGGAAGCCAACTGAAACAGGACAAGGTTCAGACTTCAGGCCCCAAGAATACCCTTGAAGAAACCATCACCAAGATTATTGATCTTGAAGCCAAGATCAATGCCCGGATTGATGAACTTGTGAGCATGAAACAGGAAGCGTTCACCATGATCAACCGGATTCCTGACCTTGATCAGCAAAATATTCTGATCGGGCGCTATATTCAGTTGAAAAAATGGGAAGATATTTCTGAAGAACTGAATTATTCTATGCAATGGGTTTTTGAACTTCACGGAAAGGGTTTACTTGCTTTTGCCAAGGCAAACAGCGACTTTCTAAACAACCGAGAAAACCAGAGTGCCACCGGTTCCAAACAGAGTAAAGAATCGGTAGAATAGTAAATAAGAAATTGCGCCTACGGGAAACCGGGGCGCTTTTTCTATGCCTGATGAAAGGGGTGAATACCTATGACACCAAGACAGCGGAAGTTCTGTGATGAATACCTGATCAGCGGCAACGCTACGGATGCGGCAATCAAGGCGGGGTATTCGCCCAAGACCGCAAAGCAGACGGGTTCTGAAAACCTTGCAAAACCTGACTTGAAAGCGTACATCGAAACCGAACTTGAAAAACTTCATTCGGCCAAGATCGCTGATGCTGAAGAAGTCATGAAATACCTGACTTCGGTGATGCGGGGTGAACATACTGAAGAAATCCCGATCCTGTGCGGTGACGGTTGCCAAGAGTTGACGCAGAAAGAGGTTGGAGCCAAGGAAAGGCTGAAGGCCGCTGAACTGATCGGCAAGCGTTATGGTATGTTCACGGACAAGGTAGGTGTGGAAAGGGCCGTTCCGGTGATTATCATGGGGGATGATCAACTTGAAGATTAGCCCACAGGCCAAGCGGGTTCACCTTCCTGAAGTGGTTGGCAAGGGTTACGGAACCTTCTGGAACTTCAAAGGCCGTTACCGGGTGTGTAAGGGAAGCCGTGCTTCCAAGAAATCCAAGACCACGGCCCTGAACATCATCAAACGGATGATGCAATACCCGGAAGCCAATACCCTTGTGGTTCGCAAGGTGTTCAGAACCTTGAAAGATTCCTGTTTCACCGAACTGAAATGGGCAATCAACCGCCTTGGGGTTTCAGCCTATTGGGAAATCAAGGAAAGCCCCCTTGAAATGACTTACCTTCCCACCGGTCAGAAGATTTACTTCCGGGGCCTTGATGATCCCCTGAAGGTCACTTCAATTACGGTTGAAATTGGCTATCTGTGCTGGTGCTGGATTGAAGAAGCATACGAAATCATGAATGAAGCTGATTTTGATATGCTGGATGAATCCATTCGTGGTGCTATCCCGGAAGAAACCGGCCTGTTCAAGCAAATCACGCTGACATTCAACCCGTGGAACGAAAAGCATTGGATCAGGAAACGCTTCTTCGGGGAGATCACCGGCAAGGATGCCCAAGGGAACCCCACATACAAGTTCCATGATAGCTGGATCAGCCCGGACGGGCAGATTTACGCCACAACCACTAATTACCTGTGTAATGAATGGCTGGACACGGCGGATTTGAAGGTGTTCAACACCATGAAGGAAAACAACCCCCGCCGCTACAAGGTGGCTGGCCTTGGGGGTTGGGGCATTGTGGATGGCCTGATTTTCGATAATTGGCGGGAAGAAGCCTTTGATTATCTGGCTATTTCCAAGAAGCCTGATGTGAAAAGCGCTTTCGGCCTTGACTTTGGTTATACCAACGATCCCACGGCCCTGTTCTGTGGGCTGGTGAGTGAGAAGGAAAGAACCATTTGGGTTTTTGATGAACTGTATGAAAAGGCCCTGACGAACCGGGCAATCTGTGACCGGATCACCGGCATGGGCTACGGCAAGGAACGGATCAAGGCCGATTGTGCCGAACCCAAGAGCATTGATGAATTGCGGGATGCTGGCCTTCATCGTATCAGAGCCGCCCGGAAGGGCAAGGACAGCGTGAACAACGGAATCCAGTACATTCAGGGTTACACCATCATTGTTCATCCCCGATGCGTGAACTTCATCACAGAGATTTCAAACTACACATGGGCAGAAGATAAGTTCGGGGCCAAGATCAATGTTCCCATTGATGATTTCAACCACCTGATGGACGCTATGCGTTACGGGCTGGAAGATATGTTGGTTGGCCCCGCCTTCAGCTTCGACTAATAACATGATAGTAACAAAACACACGAAAAACGCACGGTTTCCGTGTGTTTGCGTTTATTAAGCAATGAAGAAAGGCGGTAAGTGAATATGTTTCTGGATAACGCTATGGAGCGTATCAACCGCCTGATCCTTCAGGGTGGGCGAACCGGCATGACTGAAAATCAGTTCTTCGCCGCTGAAATCAAGGAATGGAAGAATAGTCAGCGCCGCAAGGATCAGGTTATGGGTGATCTGTACTATGAAGGACAGCATGACATTCTTCAGCGTCAGCGCACAATCATTGGTGAAAACGGTCAACTTCAGGTGGTGACGAACCTTCCGAACAACCGCCTGATTGATAACCAATATGCCCTGATGGTGGATCAGAAAACCAACTACCTTGTGGGCAAGCCCTTCACCCTGAACTGTCAGGATAAGGGTTACACGGATGCTTTGGGCAAGGTTTTCAACAAACGGTTTTACCGGCTTCTGAAATATGTTTGTGAAGATGCTCTGAACGGTGGCATTGGCTGGCTTTATCCTTACTACAATGAAGCTGGTGAATTGACCTTCAAGCATTTCCCGGCCTATGACATTCTTCCTTTTTGGGCTGACGATGATCACACCATCCTTGATTGTGCGATTCGTTACTACACCCAAGAAGTGTGGAACGGCTACCAGAAGGAAAAGGTGGAGAAGGTGGAAATCTTCAAAGCCGATGGCATTTACCGGTATATCTATCAAAATGATATGCTGATTGCCGATGTGGAAGCCGGTGAACACGAAAACTATTTCATGGTTGAGGAAGAAGGCCAAGAACCCAAGGGGTTCAACTGGACAAGGATTCCGCTGGTTCCCTTCAAGTATAACAAACAGGAAATCCCCCTGATCCGCCGTGTGAAAACCCTTCAGGACGGAATCAACACCATGATTTCCGACTTTGAAAACAATATGCAAGAAGACGCACGGAACACCATTCTGGTTCTGAAGAACTATGATGGTGAAAATCTTGGTGAGTTCCGCCACAACCTTTCCACCTATGGAGCCGTGAAGGTTCGTGAGGATGGCGGGGTTGAAACCCTTCAGGTTGAAATCAATGCAGAGAACTACAAGAGCATTTTGGAACTTCTGAAGAAGTCCTTGATTGAAAATGCCCGTGGTTACGATGCCAAGGATGATCGTTTGAGTGGCAACCCCAATCAAATGAACATTCAATCCATGTATTCTGACATTGACCTTGACGCAAACGGCATGGAAACCGAGTTCCAAGCGGCCTTTGAAGAACTGTTGTGGTTCATCAATCAGGATTTCAGCAACAGGGGCTTGGGCGATTATGAAGGCGCTGAACTTCAGATCGTGTTCAACCGTGACATTCTAATCAATGAAACGGAATCCATTGAAAACTGTTCCAAGTCCGTTGGTATTCTGTCCACGGAAACCATTGTGGAACAGCACCCGTGGGTTACGGATGTTGAAGTGGAGCTGGCCCGGTTGCGTAAGGAAAAGGATGAAGCAATGGAACAGGCACAGGAATACGCCGGGGCCTTCCAGACCGGCAACCAGAACAAAGGTGACAATGGCGAGGGTGAATAACCCCCGCCGTTTCACAATATATGCCGGGGCAGACCTTGAGTGTGGCGGGGTGCTATTACTCCTACCCGCCAAAGGGTGAAATTCCCTTCCCCGGCCCATCATGGCCCGTTAGTCAAGCGGTTAAGACACCGCCCTTTCACGGCGGTAACGCCGGTTCGATCCCGGCACGGGCTACCATAGCCACAAAGGAAGGAACCAAAATTCAGCAAGGCGCAAGCCCCTATGAAGAAACAGCGTGGCCTTCTATGCTGAAGTGGATGGAATAGGCAGACACGGCGGATTCAAAATCCGTTGCCGCAAGGCGTGTGGGTTCAAATCCCACCTTCAGCACCATTTTTCAGGATTGGAGGAACCGCCCATGAGAAATGCGGACTATTGGCGTGGACGGTTTTCCATCTTGGAGGACAGCGCCCACCGAGAAGCCCAGCGAACCATTCAGGACATGGAAGAACTGTATTTGGATGCCCAGCGTTCGGTTCAGAAGGAAATTGAAAGCTGGTATGCCCGTTTTGCGGTGAACAACCAAATCAGCCTGACCGATGCCCGGAAATGGCTAACCGCTGGACAGCTTGAAGAATTTCATTGGAGCGTTGAACAGTATATCAAGATCGGTGAACAGGCCGGGTTGGATGCGGCATGGCTGAAGAAGCTGGAAAATGCGTCCGCCCGGTTCCACATTTCCCGCCTTGAAGCTGTTCAGACAGGTATTCAGCAACAGCTTGAATTGCTGTATGGCAATCAGGTTGATAGTCTGGATGCCCTGTTGAAGAAAGTTGTGGGCAATGGCTACACCCACACGGCCTTTGAGGTTCAGAAGGGTGTGGGCCTTGGTTGGGATATTACCGGGCTGGATCAGAAAAAACTTGAAACATTGCTTTCAAAGCCTTGGACAACGGACGGGCGAACCTTCCGGGATCGCTGTTGGCTGAACAAGAATGATCTGGTGGGTTCGGTTAGCAAGAGCCTGACGCAAGGGCTTCTTCGGGGTGATTCCCCGGCCAAGATCACCACGGCCATTCAGAAGCAGTTTGGGGTTCATCGGTATAAGGCGGGGCGATTGGTCAACACCGAAACCACCTATTTCAATGCAGTTGCCGCAAAAGAGACCTATAAGGAATTGGGCGTTAAGAATGTGGAGATTTTGGAAACGCTGGATTCCATCACCTGTGCATTTTGTGCAAGTATGGATCGAAAAGTGGTTCCCATGTCGGAGTTTCAACCGGGTGTTACCGTTCCCCCGTTTCATCCACATTGCCGAGGAACTACGGTTCCCGCCATTGATGAAAAATATATGGGTGAAAGAGCCGCAAGGGATCAGGATGGAAAAGTTTACTATGTCCCCGGTAATATGAGTTATTCCGAATGGAAGAAAACTTTTGTGGACAACGGTTCCAAAGATGGGTTGACCCTTGCAACCATCGGGAGTATAATTAAAAATACAGTTTCGATGGTAAAAAGCGAGGGTTCCAATGTGCAGACGGTAGGCCGCATTGATATAGAAAAATACCGTTGCATTACGGACGAGATCGCCACCGATGAAGTGATTATCACCCCGGAACGGATTCAGCATATTGAAGAACGCCACCCCGGAGATTACGAACAGTTCGTTAAGTATATTGCGGATATTCTGGAAAACCCGGATTACATCTTGGAAGCAAACAAGCCTAATACCGGTGTGATTCTGAAAGAAATTGAAGAAAATGGCGAAAAGTTCAAAGTGATTCTACGGGTAAAGGTAGAGAGTGACCCCGCTGAATATCGAAACTCCATCTTGTCCTTCTGGCAAATTGGTGAAACCACATGGAAGAAGAATGTGAAGAACAAGAAAATCCTTTACAAGCGGGAATAATACTGCTATACTTTAGATAGGATAAGAACGGGCTTTGAGGTGGAAAAAGCGTTCCCATACGCCACACGCCTTTTGGTAGTGGGCAAAAGAGATGCCGGGAGTGACGCTCCGGCCAAAGTTCAATCTTCAAGGGAACAGGTGAAAACCTGTTCCCTTCTTCTATGTGCTGAAAAAAATTGAAAAACCCTCTTGACTTTTCTGTTGCTACAATATATAATTGTTGTAGCAACAGAAAAGAAGGTGAATAAATGGTTGCTAAAAAAGGCCGTCCTGTTTCAGAGAACCCCAAAGATTATATGCTTCGGGTGAGGATGGATGAACAGACTTTGCAACAGCTTGATGAATGTTGTGAAGCTGAAAATCTTTCTCGATCTGAAGTAGTAAGGAAGGGGATTCAGGAACAGCATAGCAAACTAAAGAAATAGGGTGTCGGCTACCCGCTAAAGTACACCAACACCCTAAACCACCAGAGGTTTCCCAACTGGATAAATCCATTCTATCACAGTTGGGAACTTCTATCAAGTGAAAATTGATGGAGGTTTAACATGGAAAAATTGATCAAGAGCATTGAAGGCGTACACCCCGGTAAGTATGACCTTCGCAGGAATGAACTGGATGAACTCTATGACGCATATCATCACGACACTTTCAAGCTGATTGCCGTGGTGTTCAAGCTGGGCTTTGCCCGTGGACAGAAGGCGGTGAAGAAGGCATGAATGAACTTCAGGTATTCACCAACCCCGAATTTGGACAGGTGCGAACCGTGACCATTGAGGAAGAACCGTGGTTCGTGGGTAAGGATGTGGCGGTTGCCTTGGGGTATGAATCGCCACGGGCGGCAGTCAGCAAGAAGGTTGACCCGGAAGATAAAGGCGTTTCCGAAATGGAAACACCTTCAGGGAAGCAGCAAATGACCATCATCAACGAATCCGGTTTGTATGCCCTGATCTTCGGAAGCAAGCTGGAAAGCGCCAAACGCTTCAAACATTGGGTGACGCATGAGGTTCTTCCCGCAATCCGTAAAACCGGAAGTTATTCCATCATCCCGAAAGCAAGAGCATTGACCACAGACGATTACATGAAGGCGGCACAACTGGCCGCTACCTGTCGGAATGAACGGCTTCCCTATGTGCTTGGATTTCTGGAACAGGCCGGGTTTAATATCCCGGAAGTGACCGCCACGCCCCCGGCCTTGGATGGGCCTGTGGATTGCACGGAGATTCAAAGACTGATGGATGAACGGGGCATTTCCGTAACGGAACTTTCCAAGCTGACGAACATTTGCAAAGCGTCTTTGAGTTATTACAAACGGGGCATTTACAAGCCGAACCGTGAACGCTATCGCATTATCATTGACGCATTAACTTAATTGATGATTTGACCACCCCGGCCTTCTGGCCGGTGGTGGTTTTTTCATACCATTTTCGCCGTTTCCCGGTGGTGGGCGGTAAACAGAACCGGGAAAATCGTGGTTCCTAACCCACGGTAAAAAAGGATTTTGGAGGTAACAACAATGACTAAAGAAAAGCTGTTGGAATGGGGCCTGACTGAAGAACAGGCCACAAAGGTTATGGAGGGCCTGAACGGTTCCTTCGTCACCAAGGCCCGGTTCAATGAGGTCAACACCGAACTGACCAACGCAAAGAACACGATCAAAGAGCGTGACACCCAGCTTGAAACGCTGAAGAAGTCCACAGGTGACACCAAGGCGCTTCAGGATCAGATCACACAGCTTCAGACCGACAACGCCAACCAGAAGAAGGCCCATGAAGCCGAACTGAAGGCGCTGAAGATCAGCAACGCCGTTGATATGGCATTGACCGGAGCCAAGGCCAAGAACAACACCGCTGTTAAGGCGCTGTTGGTTGATTTCATCGGTAAGGCTGAATTGGCGGAGGATGGAACCGTCAAGGGCCTTGATGATGAAGTCAAGAAGTTGGTGGAAGGCAAAGACACGGCTTTTCTTTTTGAGAAGTCCACCGGCACCAAGTTCAAGGGAGCCAAATCCGCTGAAAAGGGTGATGGCGCTGAAGGCGGCATGACCCTTGAAAAGCTGAAGGCCATGGCCCCTATTGACCGCTACAATTATTCCGTCAACCATCCTGACGAATACAAAGAACTTTATGGAGGTAATGAGTAATGGCAAACACTTGCTACGATAACTTTTTCCTGTCCAACGAAATTGAAGATCAGTACCAGAGCCACCTTGATCTTCAGCAGTTTTGCACCGTGGACAACAACCTGACCGGCGTTGCTGGTATGGTTCGCAAGATTCACAAGTACAAGGCCACCGATGGCACCGAAAAGCTGGCTATGGGTGTTGGCAACACCAAGACCATTGAAGCCGGTTACACCGAAAAGGAATACCGGATTCAGATGGCACAGAACCGTTTCCAGTATTATGACGAGGAAGCCATGACCGATCCGATGGTCATTACCACCGGCACCCAGCACGCCGGTACGGATATGTTCAACACCGTGAACGCCGACATTTTCACCGCTTTCAACGAGGCCACCATGACCATCGTGACCACCGCCCTTGGCTTTGATGCCTTTGTGGATGGTGCGGCCATGCTGAATCTGGAAAACCTTGAAGGTGTGACCATCTTCGGCTTCGTCAACCCCGCTGATATGGCGAAACTTCGTAAGGCCCTGAAGGACGATCTGAAGTATGTGGAAGCATACGCCAAGCAGGGCTATGTTGGCACCGTGGGCGGTATCAACATCTACACCAAGAAGAACGCCGAAACCGGCAAGGTGGTCATTGCCACCAAGGAAGCTGTTACCCTGTTCAACAAGAAGGGTACGGAAGTGGAACAGGAGCGTGAAGGCAACATCCGCCGCAACACGGTTTATTCCCGCAAGTATTACCTTGCGGCCATGACCAATGAAGCCAAGGCGGTGAAGATCATCACCGGTTCCGCCGCTGTCACCGCTGACACCACGGTTTCCAGCGACAAGACCTATTACGCCGCTTCCGGTATCGGCTATGTGAAGGTCACGCCCGGTTCCGGTGACAACCCCAAGACCAAGGGTTGGTACGAAATCACGGCGGCGTAAGAAAGGCGGTGAACCCCGTTGCGTGATAAAGCGGTTGCAATGCTAACGGCCCTTGGCGTGGCGGGGGCCGCTGATGATCCGTTGTTGGATATGGTTTTGAACAATGTTCAATGGAGGATCAAAAACCTTTCCAACCTTTCCGAAATCCCGGAGGGGTTGGAAAGTCTGGCCGTTTCTATGGCCGTGGGCGAATACCTGAACATGAAGAAGTGTTCTGGACAGCTTGAAGGGTTTGATTTGGATGCGGCGGTGAAATCCATTCAGGAAGGTGACACCAACATTACCTTTGCCCTTGGTGAAGGTAGTTCAACCCCTGAACAGAGGTTGAACAGCCTGATTGATTATCTGATCAACGGGCGCATTGGTGAAATCTACCGTTATAGGCGGTTGGTATGGTAAATAAGGCCGTGCGAACCGCCTTGGAACGGTTGTGGAAGGATCGGTGTTCTATCTTCATCCGTGAGGAAGTCACCGATCCTGTCACCCACCTGACGGATTTTGAAGAAAAGCCGCTTCTTCAGGATCAGCCGTGCAAGCTGTCTTTTGAAACATTAACTTCAACCAATGGGGATGAAGTGGCAACCGCCCAACAGGTGGTGAAGCTGTTCCTTTCCCCGGATGTGAAGGTTCCCGCAGGTTGCAAGATCGTTGTAACCCGTCCAAATGATATGGAACGAACCTTCACCTATTCCCGTTCCGGTGAACCGGGTGTTTTCTCCAACCATCAAGAAATCATGCTTGAACCCTTCAGGGGGTGGGCCTGATGGGAAGATGGGGCCGGTGTGATTACCGGGAATTGAAGAAGCTGGATGAACGCCTTCAACAGCTTTCGGAAGTTGACATGGATCGGCTTTGCCGGGATGCCGCCAAGAAGATTGCCCAAATCCTTCTGAATAAGGTGAAGAAAAGAACCCCCGTTGGTGTGGCCCCCAAGTTTGATGGACCCAAGACCGTAAAGGTAAAGGGTGCAAGCGGGAAAAGCCGAACCTTTCTTACCCGTTCCGGGGCTATCCGGGAACAGTATTGGGCCGGGTATCGGGGCGGTTCCTTGCGGGATGCTTGGACGATTCTTCCCATTGAAAAACATGGGGATCAGTACACCGTGACCGTTATCAACAATTTGGAATATGCGTCCTATGTGGAATACGGCCACCGGCAAACACCGGGGCGCTATGTTCCCGCCTTGGGTAAGACCCTGAAGGCAAGTTGGGTTCCGGGCAAACTGATGCTGACCATTTCCGAACAGGAAGTAAAGGTTTTGGTTCCGTCCATTCTGAATGATATGTTGTATGACGCTTTGAAGGGGGTGTTCAGTTGATCAATGAAATCATCAAAGGTGTTTCCATGAAGCTGAACGCCACCTTTGGGGCCGGGTACAAAATCTATCAGAATGATGTGGAACAGGGCTTCAAAGAACCCTGTTTTTTCATTGCCGTTCTGAAGCCTGACATTTCCCCGTTGCAAAAGAACCGGTTCATGAACCGGAACCCGCTGGATGTTCACTATTTTCCCACCAGCGGGAGAAACAACACCGAATTGTTCACGGTGGCCGGGGATTTGATGGAATGTTTGGAGTTCATCACCCTTCCCAATGGGGATGTGCTTCACGGAACTTCCATGAGTTATGAGGTTGAAGATGGGGTTCTTCACTTCTTCGTCAACTTCAATCTGACACTATCCCGCCCGTCCGAGGAAACCCCGATGGAAACCTTGGATGTGGATGTGGAGCCAAAGAAAGGGTGATTGAATGGCTACCAGAAAGAAAGCTACCACCGCACAGGAACCGCCCATCACGGCCCCGGTGGTATTCCCCAAAGAACGGGTGTTGACCTTCAAGAGATACGCTGACCGGCGTGATCTTCTGTCTGTCCTGTTGGAAGATGGGAAGGAATACACCCATGATCAGATTGATGGGCTGATCAAAGACTTTATGAAAGGTAAGGTGAACTAATATGGCCCTTGGCGGCGGCACCTTCTTGGTGCAGAACAAGGTTCTGCCCGGTGCATATATCAACTTCATTTCTGTGGCGCAGGCAAGCGCCACCCTTTCTGACCGTGGCATTGTCACCATCCCCCTTGCCATGAATTGGGGGCCTGAAGGCAAGATTTTCACGGTGGAACAGGCTGACTTCATCAAGAACAGTCAGAAGATTTTCGGCTATGCGTACACGGCGGATGAACTGAAGCCCATGCGTGAAATCTTCCTTCACGCCAAAACCGTTCATTTCTTCCGCCTTGGCACCAGCGGCGTGAAGGCGGCTAACACCTACGCAACGGCCAAATACCCCGGCACCCGTGGTAATGATCTTCGTACCGTTATCACGGCGAATGAAAACACCACAGAACAGAAGCCGCTGTTCGATGTGGAAACCTTCTTGGGAACCGTTCAGGTTGATCTTCAGGAAGGTGTGGCCGCTATCACCGATCTGAAGGCCAATGCCTATGTGGATTGGAAGTCCAGCGGAACTCTTTCCCTGACCGCTTCCTTGCCCCTGACGGGCGGCACCAATGGCACCGTGGCCGATTCCGACTATCAGACCTATCTTGATCAGGCGGAAGCGTACACTTTCAATGCTATGGGTTGCACCGAGAGCAAGGCCACCATCACCGCCCTGTTTGCGGCCTTCGCAAAGCGGATGCGTGATGATGTGGGCAAGAAGTTTCAGGTGGTTCTTTTCCAGAAGCTGGCCGATTATGAAGGCGTTGTGAGCGTCAAGAACGGCCTGACTTCTGACAAGACTTCCACCGCCCTGATCCCTTGGATTACGGGCGTGATCGGCGGAACGGCGGTCAATAAGAGCGCCACCAACATGACCTATGATGGTGAATATGATGTTGATACCGATTTCACGCAGACCCAGCTTGAAAACGGTATCAAGGAAGGTTCCTTCATGTTCCATCGTGTGGATGAAGCGGTGTGTGTCCTGACTGACATTAACAGCTTCATTTCCATCACGGATGAAAAGTCCAGCGACTTTTCCAGCAACCAGACGATCCGAGTTTTGGATCAGATCGCCAATGATATTGCCGTTCTGTTCGGCAAGAAGTATCTTGGCAAGGTTCCCAATGATGCCGCTGGCCGGATTTCCCTTTGGAACGATATTGTGAAGCACCACACGGAACTTCAGGATATTCGGGCTATTGAGAACTTCAGCGGCGAAAATGTGACGGTTGAAAAGGGCGATACCAAGAAATCCGTGGTGGTTACTGATTATGTGACCCCCGTGAACGCTATGGAACAGCTTTATATGACCGTCTATGTTCAGTAAGGAGGTACAACCATCATGGCAGATAGAACCATCATGAACGCCAAGGATGCTGTTTCCGCTTCCTTGGCTGAATGTTTCGTGACCATCGGGGATAACCGTTACAACTTCATGCAGGCGATCAACCTTGAAGCCAACTTTGAGAAGAACAAAACGGAAGTTCCCATTTTGGGCAAGACCGGCAAGGGCAATAAGGCCACCGGCTGGAAGGGTACGGGTTCCGCCACCTTCCACTATAACACTTCCATCTTCCGTGAGCTGATGAAGCGTTATAAGGACACCGGCGAGGATGTCTATTTTGACATTCAGGTGACAAATGAAGATCCCACTTCTTCTGTGGGCCGTCAGACCGTGATCCTGAAGGATTGCAATATGGATGGCGGGTTGCTTGCCAAGTTTGATGCTGATGCGGAATACTTGGATGAAGATATGGACTTCACCTTTGAAGATTTCGAGATGCCCGAAACCTTCAGCCTTTTGGCCGGTATGCAGTAAGCAGAGCGCCCCGGCCTTACTTCGGTAGGGGCCGGGGCCTTTTTTTCGTATCAAAAATATAGGAGGAAAAAATCATGAGCCTGTCCGCTTTTTTGGCTGAAAACGCCGTTCCCGTTGAGAACATCAAGTTTGTTGCTTCCAAACGCTTCTTGGGTGAGGATGGCAACCCCATTCCTTGGGAGATCAAGACCATCACCGGCACCGAGGATGAAGCCCTTCGGAAGTCCTGTGCCAAGCGTGTTCCGGTTCCCGGCAAGAAGAACCAGTATCAGAAGGAAACCGACTATGATCTTTACCTTGGCAAGCTGGCCGTGGCTTGTACCGTGTTCCCCAATCTGAATGATAAGGAACTTCAGGACAGCTACAAGGTCATGGGTGCTGATGCCCTTCTGAAAACCATGCTGACCCCCGGCGAATATGCCGAATACCTGACCAAGATTCAGGAAGTGTGTGGTTTTGATACCACCATGCAGGATGAGGTTGATGAAGCAAAAAACTAATCTGTGAAGGTGATGGTGAAGCGAACATTGCTTACTATTGCCTTCACGAACTTCATTTGACACCTTCCGCCTTTTATGCTTTGCCCCGCCGTGAACGGGCCTTCATCATTGCGGCCATTGATGTTCGGGTGGAAGCTGAAAAGAAGAAGCAGAAGGAAATTGAACGAAAACAGCGCCGGGGCCGCCACCATTAAGGCCCCGGCTTCTATTCTCCAAGAAAGGTGGTGATCCCTGTGGGAAACATCCGGGCCGCTATTGCCCTTTATGATGGTGTTACCAGCCCCCTTCAGAGTATGCACAAGGCAATGGGGGTTGTGCTGAACACCTTTGAAGCCATGCAACAGGCTTCCGGTAGAGCCGTTGACACGGCGGCAATCCGGGAAGCCCGTGAAGAATGGGCGAAAGCGGGAACCGCCTTTGATACCATTGAAGAAAATATCAGGAACGCCAACAACGAACAGCAGAATTTCAACAATTCCATCCGTGGGGGTAGCAATTCCGCCAACGGGCTTCTGTCCATCATCAAGAAAGTTGCCATTGCCGCTGGTGGTATCGCCGGGATCAATAAGGTTCTGAACATTTCGGATGAATTGGCAAGCACCAAAGCCCGATTGAATTTGCTTGTGGATGATGGCGGTTCCGTTGAAGCCTTGGAACAGAAG